GCTTGGTGCTAACACGTCGTTCCATACTCGATTTGCGTATGCAGCGATTGGCGTGTTGGCACTTTTCTTTCCTGGTTACGTTGCAGTTGCTTTTTTGAAGTCCACAAGTAACGCGCTTCAGCGGCTTTCGTTTGAAGAGCGTTGTGCTTTGGCCAATGTGCTTCAGCTGGATTGATGAGGCACTGGTGGCGGATTGTCGCCAAGGCATTGGGGGAGAAGGCGCACCAGCACAATCGGATTGCTGATCAGGTTGCACTGGTGCGCTTTTGTATCCTGCTGGCTTACATGACTACAAACATTTTTATTTGCACAGGAGTTATTCGGCACTGGAATGGCTGAACATTGCACACACACTTTCAGGAAAATTCTCTCAACACACAGATGGCACGCGAAGAATCTGGTTACTTATTGGCTGCGGTGTAAAAGCTGTGGACATAAGTGGAAGGTGTACTACGACTGCTCCAAGCAGCGGGAGATTCAGCTGAAGCGGGAGCACATGCCTCCTACTCGGCGACGCCTTACCGACTTAGAGGTGCGACTGGTGCTTTTGGATCCAAGGTCTACAGCAGCGGTAGCTAAGGATCTTGGGGTCAGCCACCAGTCCGTTGGGTACATACGCAGGGGTGTTTGCAGGGCGGATATGTGGCCTGATCTTCCACGGCAAACGTCCACACATGTTGTGCGTAAACCTACTGCGCGTGTTGTGCGTAAATCCAATGCGCATGGCTGCAAATCTTGTGCCTTCTGGGACAAAGGGACCTGTTCTTTTGGTTTTCCCGAGGCCGGTATGGCTGGTTTCGCGGAGGAGTGCAACTACTACTACACAGAAAGTAACTGATGGCAATCACAATCAACAGCAGAGCGTGCCAGGGCTGTGGGGCGCAGACCACCAATCCGGTGCTGTGCATGAAGTGTTACCGCACCAGTCCGGCGGGGCGGCAGGAGGAGCGGATGGAGCGGCTGCGCATGAGCTACAAGCCGCAGAGTGATGGCGGTCCGTGCCAGCACTGCATTCATTGGAAGCGGAAATGCCTGATGGGGTTTCCCGAGGGTGGGACACTTGCGGCGGCGGTGCTGTGCTCGCTGCGGGAGGTTGACAGCCTGCTAGAGTAGTAGGGTACACGCCCTACCAGGCATGGAAATTCTTCAAGGCATCGAGCATCTGCACACGCTTGATGAGGCTTCACTTATTGCGTTTGACGTTGAGACCACTGGGCTTCAGCCGAAGTTCGGTGGTCTGCGGCTTTTGCAGTTGGCGACTTTCGGTAAGCCTGCAGTGGTGCTGGATTGCTGGAGCTTCAGCGATGACGACTGGGTTGAGCTGGAGGAGTTCTGCAGCGTTCCACGGCAATGGGTGGCGCACAATGCTGTTTTTGATCTGGGCTGGCTCCAAGAACATGAAATTTATCCGGAGGGCAAGGTTTATTGCACGATGCTGGCTAGCCGCATACTTACCAACGGGTTGCCCAACCTGAAACACGGGCTCCAGCACCTGGTGCATCGTTACTTGGGGCTGGCGATCTCGAAGGAAGAGCAGCGGAGTGATTGGTCGGGTGATCTGCGTAAGGAGCAGATTGAGTATGCCGCTAAGGATGTGGTGGTATTGACCCAGATGTGGGAACAGATCACTAAGCGGATGGCTACTGGTGCGTTGATGCCTGCCTGGAAACTTGAGTGCAAGGCGCTCCCGGAAATGGCGCAATTATGGCGAACGGGCCTTCCCTTTAATAAGGAAATGCTTATTCAACTTATTGAAGCTCTCGACATTGAAAACGTGGAGGTCGGTGAGAAGTTTATCGAGGAGTTTGATGCGGCACTTCCGCCGGAGCACAAGCTGTGCCGGGGGCTTGACGGGAAGTTGTTGTACCAGACGAAGCCGGGGCCGAAAGGTAAGAAGCCGGATCCCAATGTTTTTAACCTCAACAGTCCTGCGCAGTTGTTGAAGAAGTTCACGGCGTTGTTGGGTGAGCCGCCGATGGACACGAAGAACGACAAGCCAAGTGCCAGCAAATCGGCGCTGCAGGAATATGTCGGAGATCACAGGGTCATTGCTGATTATCTGCGGTGGAAAAAGATTGAGAAACGGCGGCAAATGGCTGAAACTTTGCTGCAGAATTTGCATAGTGATGGGTTTATTCGCGCCAGTTATTTGCAGCTTGGGGCTGATACGGGGCGTATGAGTTGCATGAAGCCGAATCTGCAGCAGGTGCCTAGGGATCCACGTTTTCGGGCTTGTGTACAGGTTCCAGCTGGCTGGAAGTTTGTGGTGGCGGACTACGGGCAGATGGAGTTGAGGTTGGCGGCGGCAGAAGCACAGGATCCTTTAATGACTGAGGTGTTCCAGCAGGGGAAGGACTTGCATACGATTACAGCGACGCAGATTTATGGGGTCAGTGAGGACGATGTTACAAAGGAACAGCGGCAAGTTAGTAAATCAGCCAACTTCGGTTTGTTATATGGAAGCGGTGCAAAAGGGCTCAGAAACTATGCAGCAGCGATGGGAATCCAGATGGATCTTGATGAAGCGGCGGAGGTCAGGAGGAAGTTTCGCGCTGCTTATGAAGGCATCGCCGAATGGCAGCAGCGAAATGCTCGCGCTGCTGATGCGGCTAAGGACAATCCATCTATCCGCATACGCGAATCGGGCTTGCGGCGGTTTCTACCGGGTGAGCACAACAAACTCACAACGCGCTGTAACACCCCCATCCAGGGGGCAGGCGCCGCAGTGCTCAAACTTACGCTCGGCAAATTGTGGCCGCTACTCCACGCCGACGGGGAGGACGTGGTGCGTTTGGCCGGCGTGGTGCATGACGAAATCATCCTGCTCGTAAAGGAGGAACATGCGGATGTCTGGGCGCTCCAGTTGCAGACGGTAATGGAGGAAGCAGAAGCGCGTTGGTTGGGGGATATTCCGCCGCTGGCCGAAGCTAAGGTCGGGGATAGCTGGCAAGAGGCCAAGTGATCCAGGAGGAGTTCGAGTACCGCGTTCGGATGCACACGCGCCACGGCGGTACGCACGATCTCTTTGTTGTTGCTCCAGATGCTTTCTCCGCACGGATGAAGGCACTGGAGATTTCTCCGCACCATCAGCCTCAGTCGGTGATACGAGTCTCAGAGTGTGTCTTATGAGTCGCGCCCGCACGGGGAGGGAATTGGTGCTTGATTGGTTGAATCGGGAGATTCGTGCGGCACGAACGGCGGATTTGCAGCGGGCTGCGGCGTTCCTGCAGTGGGCGCGGGATGTACGGAAGGGTTGTGCCAAGCAGAGGGGTGGGGCGAGGGTGGCCCAGGCCAATGCGTGGCGAACGCGGGTGGATGAGAATGTGCGCTGGTGAGACTACTGTGACTCAGTATGCTATTGTGTAGCAGACTAGACTGCAGGCCATGCCCCTGAACCACGGCAACAAGTATTACTGCCAGTTGCTTCTTGACCCGCATCGGTACAAGTTGGCGGAGCAGCTTGCTGGGGCAGAAGGCAAGAAGGTGACGGCGTTGTTGCGGGATATGGTCTATGCCGCGCTGGAGAAAGCTTTGCCGGCGTCGGAGTACAAGGCGGCGCAAGCTGCGGATGAAGCTGCGTGGCGCGAGTCGGTGAAACGGCGGGTGGAGGGAAGGATGCGCTCCAAGCAAGAAGGCAAAGTGTCAGAAACTGACGCATGAGACTCAGTTGTGTTTCGTGATATACCGCCTCAGGTTAGGTCTGTGCTGTAGGCTTACACAGTAGTCACACACAGGCAGATGACGCGCTATGTCGTCATGGTCGAGGATCGCTGGGTTACGGCGGTTTATGGGCCAGGTAAAGGAATCAGTTTCACCAAATCCAAGGAGGACGCATCCTCGTGGGTCACTTATGAGCGAGCTGTCGCTGCGGCGAGAACTGTTGCTCAGTCTTGCAACTGCTCTGCTGCTGTGCATAGCGTTGATGAACCCGCCTACCCCAAGTCATGGAAATAGTCCCATTCCAAGAGCAGCTGAATCCGGAGCTAAGACTCGGTGAAGGTCGTTCACGTACTTGCGCTTTAAACACCATGCTGTTCGAGCTAAAAATCTGGTTGCCCGGTCAAGGCGCCATGCGGGATCTGGTGCGGGCGGAGTCGATCGAGCAGGCGATTGAGTTTGCGCAGAATCGCTATCCGGGATGCAAGGTGGAGGTGCCGTCAACAGCGGCAAAAAAACCTAGGCTGGTGCGCTCGACTCGTGGCCCCAAAGAGCGGGCGCGGCAAAACCTCAGACTCGTGGAGACTAAACGTGAACAAACAGATCGCTGACTGGGCACGCCAGTCGTGGGGTGAGGTCATTGTTGACCAGAACCGCGTTGCCCTCTTGGATAAGCTCTACTTCTGGGACGGGCGGGACAAAAAAGACCACCCGCTCCACAACACCTACAGCGGGCTGTACTTGAAGTACAGCGCCAGCTAGGCGGAGTCGCGGTCCATCCCAAATTGTCCGGCCAGGTTATCCGCTGCTTCGCGGATAGCCCAGGCCGCTTTTGTTTTTTCTAGCTGGTGCAGCGTGTTTAGCACCAAGGCAGCTTCGAGAAGAGCGCGGTAATCCTGTTTGTTGAACAGGTCAACGAGCCACTTGTCTTGAGCAGCTTTGTGGAAGCTGGACTCTGTGGTGTGTTCGATGGGTCGCATGGCTAGTTTTTGCGGATTCGCATGAACCAGCCGGTATCGTTGCCTTCGATGAGCCAACGAGGCAGCCAGTTCTTTCTGGAGTAGGCGATGCCAGCTCCACCCTTGTTGCTGCTGTAGCCGCCGTTCGTCAGATCGGCGTCACCAAAGGGGTCGTTGTGGATGAAGTGCGTTGGGGTATATCCCACCACGACGGTCCAGTGGCCTGATCCGCTGGGGTTTGATACAGGTCCTCGATGGAGCCAGCCGACGGGTACTGGGTGGCCATGGATGATTTCGGTTTCTAGGTCTTCGACTGTGCCTTCCATCTCGAAGGTGGCGGTTAGTCCCAGTGCTTTGAGGGCCGCGATTTGTGCTTTCGGGTCGGTGGTGTCGCCGAAACGGGCGCGGATCTTGTTGTACTCGTAGTCGCCTGAGATTTTTCCGTAGTAGCGGGCCACCATGGCACAGCTAGAGCTAAAGCATTGGCGCCAGCCGGTAGGACCGTCATCAGATCCAAGCTGGTATTCGTAGGGGACCTCGAGAAGTTTTTGGTTTGGTGGGGCAGCCGGTTTGATGCCGGCGTGCTGCTCCATCAGCTGGATCAGCTTGCCGGGATAGTTGGGGTCTGTTGCATACCCTTCCTTATGCAGCCATTTCGCAGCTTCTTCGCGTGTAGCGGCGCTGTTGCAGCCTTTGTAGCTCTTGTAGTCCTTGTACCAGTGGTCGACTAGGTAAATGACACAGGACAGTAGGTCCGGAAAGTCGATAAAGCTGTCAGTGATCGTGATCCACTGGCCGTTGATGAACTCTTGGGTTTTTTTGTCGCTGCCGTCGCCCTTGAGGCCGAAAAAGTTGTTTCTGCCTGAAACCAGTTTTCCGTAGTTGGATTCCAGTGCCCATTGAGCAGCTACAAGCTCGGGGAATTTGGCGCTGGCAACGCGGGCGGCTTCAATGATGCCTTCCCAGCTGTTGGAAAACTGGGTCTGTTTACCGGCGACGCTCCAAGTTTTGAACCAGCCCTGATCACGG